TCCCACGCCAAGCTGCAACATAATTAGCATTGACATCGCCACCAGCATTAGTGAAATCCCCGCCAATAATAATTGTGCCATTAGGGTTAATGTCAATTGTTCGAACGCTGTCATTCAACCCAGTTGCGCCTAAATCCTCAAAGGATTGCAGCGCTGCATTTACTCCATCCCAATAGCATATCCAATCGCCACCATTATCTTTGGCATTTGCAAAATACCCACCAATAATTAAATGCCCATCAGGATGAAATTTCAGCGCATTTACCCTAACTGCGGCGGCAGAGCTCCCCCATGTGCAGAAGTCATCCCACGCTGTCCTGTTCCAATAGGCAAGATATTTACAATTGGCATTTCCACTTGCGCTTGTAAATTCCCCACCGATATAAATCGTTCCGTTTGGTGAGATTTCTATTGTCCATACAATACCGTTGATTCCACTTCCTAATGCGCTCCATGTGTTAGTAGACACAGTATATTTGGCGAAATAATCTGCATTAGCTATTCCAGCAAGATTGGTAAAATTCCCTCCTACATATAAATCCCCGTTAGCGTCAAAAGCCATAGTGTAGATAGAAGTTATCGTTGCCCCTGTCACAGGGTTACCAACTGCTTGCCAAACTTGATTAGCTTTGCTCCAGCGGGCAATCCCTTTCGTATTTGCAACTCCACCAGCACTTGTAAATGCTCCACAAACATATATATCGCCATTCGGAGCTTCTTTTATATCATAAATAGAACCGTTTACTCCTGCCAATGGATTTACATAACTTGAACCAGTCCAATTACACCAATACCCATTCGGGTCACGCCTGACAATGTAATCAGCAGCAAATTCTGCATATAAATTAAGCTCTCCGCCTTCCCGATAAGCGCCGTCCAGCAGCCCGCTCGGAATTTCGAAATTCAGGATAGCACGCTGATGGTTAGGCAGGTCGGGCGTATCAGTCAAAGTAGCGGGCAAAGGAATGCAGCGGATGTCAATCGGATTAGTGGCTTCATTGCCGTTATCGTCAAAGCCTTGATATCTCACAACCATTTCGCCTTCGAAAAGGTCTGGTCTGATTGCGTCAATAATTGCCTTGCGATTAGCCTCTATCTCACCCAGCGTTTCTCCAATGAAGTCCACTATAATTGAGAATTGCCGTGACTTGCGGATGTGCCCCTGATATAGATCACCGCCAGAAGTCATCTTAGTTAATATTTGATTCCAATCGCCATGACCTAAACCCGTAACCTGAACAAGCTGGCAATAGTCTTCTAAATCCAGCAGCTCACCACCAGTTTTACAATCAGCCGCTCTTATTGAGGCGCTATTTCTTACTGCACCCTCCCAAAAGTATCCTTTACCTTCATAACCACTAATGAATGTGGTGGCTTTATCAGTTTGTTCGAATTGAACGCCGTCAACATAGAATGGCAAAGTAGAGCTAACCGCATCTCTGGTAACTTGCACTCTGTAATTAGTTACACTTTCAGTTGCTGATAAAGTAACCTCCATCCTTTGCCAATAGCCAGTGGCAGTAAAAGTTTTAGTTGCTCTGGCTGTACCCGTAGAAGTGGCAATAACAATGCGCATCGGCTGCCCTGCTACGCCTTTTACATCACAGCTAAATGTATATTTAAGACCGCTGGTTACTTTCAACCCGCGATTGTAATAAGCTGTTCCAGCCATTCCACTTACAGGCGTTACTTTCATAGAATAAGCATTGCGCCGTGTTTCATCTCCAGAGAGAGAAAGCGAGGCATTAGTACCCGTCCAGTAGGTTACTCCTTCAGGCGGGTCAAAGCGAGGATTCCAAATCTCGTTCCGCCCCGCTGATGGCTTTATAATCCAGAATTTCTTTTTTGTTAAGATAGGTGCGGTCATGCCCAAGCCTCCATAAGCTCAAATGCCGTCTTTACATCCGCTGGATTGCTGGATGTCGGCATTGTCAAATTGTATACATTCCCACTTTTATTTACACCAGCCCGCATAAGTGCATCTGCAATCGCCCTGCCTATCTCGTCAGCATCTATATCCTTGCCAGATACGCCGCCAGCCAATGCCTTGCTTAATGCCCGTTCTGCATCTGCACGGCTCATAATGAAGCCGTCTGCGGATGGTACGAACAGCTCTCCACGATAGCCGTATTCCTGCCACGTATAAGGAGCGCCGCCTTGCACCGCACCACCAACGGCTCGTGTCTGTTCATAATATGCGTTATACCGCACAGTACCAATCTTAGTCGGAGGTCTGTAATTGTCAACAGCGCTTGTATCCAATTCAAGTATTACAGGAAGTCGATCTATTTTACGTCTTTCCAATTCTGCAAGGTCTGCCATTACCTCGTCAATATTATGGTCAATTTCAAGCCTCTTACCTTCCGGCAAATTTTCAATATCCTCTGCAAGGTCTTTTACCAACTTGTTATATTGCGCTTGCGTTATGATGCCATCATCAAGTAGCTGCTTGTAAATATTGACCTGTTTAGTGGCTGCAACTGTGTTTTGGTCAACTAATCCCATTTTGACTGCTAAATCATATGCAGCTTCAGCGCTAAGCCCCTCAGAAGCTATTTTGAACAGCAAGCTCTCAGAATAAGATCGCATTGCAGCATCGGCATTGTTGGTTGCGTCTGCGACTTCCTGTTGAGCAGTAGCTGCTTTTTTGTTGGCTTCTTCTGCTTGTTTTGCCGCAATGGATTGCGCAATCATAGATTCAGCAGTTTGGTCAGCAGCAATGATACTATCACGATAGATTTCATTTAGAGCGTTCTGCGCAATTGTTAATTGTTCAGTTGTTGGAATAGCCAATCCATTGGTACCGCTAATTTCCTTGATGATATTATCATATTCATCGGAAGTTATGATTCCAGATTTCATGGCATCCTGTATCTTGCCGATAATTTCAGTCATTTGTGTACCAAGCGTAATATTTTGCGCCCAACCATCTGCCAAAGTAGCCATTGTCGGCGCCACTTGGTCTAATGAGTCAGAAAAGCTCAATTTGATTGCATCGCCCAGATTTTTGAAGGCCGACTCCATTGTCATGATTTTTCCAGCGCTCGTGTCGGCAATATCACCGACCCTTTCAATCTGCTCTTCAGCCTGCTGGAGAAAAGCCTCTGAAAATGCCTCTTGCGCACTTAGCCCGGAAGCTTCCAATGCCTTTACCTTTTCGTCAAATCCTTCTACGCTCACACCCAAAGCGTCAAAGCGCATAGTTGTCTGGTTCGTCAGAGTCAGAACCAGTTGGTTCATGTTCATGCCCAAAGCGCCTGCAACCCTTGTAAGCCTAACTACTTCATCATGTGTGTCAGCAAGCCCGAGCGCCATAAAATTCGCAGCGCCTGCAACCAATTCTGCATCGCTAACCGTGCCGCGAGTTGCCTCTCGCAAATCGACTAAAAGAGCGTCCGATACAATGCCAATTGATTCTGCTAAATTGTCAAATTTTGTTCGTGTGTATTCAAGCTCAGCCCCCTCTTTTAGGTCTTCATAAACCTCCCGTATTGCCAAGCCAACAGAAGCAACTGCACCAGTAACAAGAGCAGCGGTTCCAATCACGCTGGATAGAGAAGAGCCAAATCCTTTTACCCCTTTTTCGGCCGTTTTGCCAGATTTGCCAACACCCTCGATTTCGTTTTTGACTTTGTTAATCTCGCCGCTGGCTTTATTCAGTGCGGTAATTATTAATCGCAGATTAGCCATACTTTTCCCTCAACTCGTTAACTTCCATCACGATATTCCAAATCTGCTCGTGCTCACGCTTCCACTTTGCGGATTGACCCGGAATTTGCCCTTCGTTCTTATACATCTGGAATGCCCTGTATACATTGCCAACCTGCCTCAATTTGCGCATTAAACCAGCAGGCTGCTCCATTACACCGCCTGAAAAAGGAAGCGCATGATATTCTTCACAAGTCAAACTAAGCTCCAGCAAGCTTGGTATCGTGCCTTTGCCTTCTGCATAATCGGCAACCTGTATCAGGATAAAGGGTCGAGGTTCATTGCCTCGCTAATCAGCTTTGCAATGCAATCTGCCAGCCAAACGATGTGCGCAGGCTTAGCGTTGTCTACATCCTCAAGCGTCCACTTCGGCTCAACCATAAATCCGCACTTCACCGCTGCTCGAACGGAATCACCGCGCCATACTGACAAAGGCTGCGTTTCCTTGCCGATCATGTCACGGTGAAAATCCTCAAGCAACTTTTGGTTGATTTCGGTCAACACGCACTTACCAAATTTCTTATGCTCAAATTCCATTTCTCTCCTGTATTATTTACTATTATGCTAAAGTTTGAGTAGCAGATTTGGTCTCAATCTTTAGCCAGTTAGCCAAAGTCGGATTATACACACCATCCAAAACCAGATCGTAAGTCGTTACGCCATTGCGATCTTGGAAAAGCTCGGGTGCTTGCATAGAATGACCGGCAAAGGTAATAGCCATTGAGCGCTCAGTGGTACTTGTACCAGTTTTGTATTCTATTTTTACCTGCCTTTCCAAAATAGCTGAAGCTGTACTCAGCATGGCAATTAAATGGTCATCCGTTGTATCATTCAGCTCAAAGCTAAGCCTAAGCTGCCCGTTCCACTTTTGGTCACTATAAGCAGTTGGCGTACAATCACCCAAATACCCGCGATATTCGCGATTTGAGTTAATTGAAAGCTCCCAGCTAAATGCAGAATTAGCTAAAGTAGTAAAGGAGCTGGTATCCCAAGTCGCAATGCCAACCGAAGCCATACAACCGCTCATTCTGGTAACACCCGTCCGATCTGATAACGATGCTAAGGAACCTGCAGTAACCTTCCCGCCGATAATAGAACCACCCACCTGAACGCCAGTATTATCAGCACCAGAAAGTGTCAAGCTTGCTACCGATGCGTCCTGCAATTGCCAGACCTCGTCAGTTTGCCCATATTGAAGCGTCATAAAGTGTGGAGTTACTGCTGCTGTTGTCGGTGCATTATATGCGCGTACATATGGTAAAGTACCAGTTGCAGTAGCAGCACCAAATAAAGCATCGAGCCAGTAATTCACGTCTTCAAACGTTTCATCGCTAACCTCAAATGTAGCCGAACCAGCATAATTATCCAGCGTGGTTTGGTGCGTTGGAGCAAGCGTACCTCTTAACTGTTCTAATGCCCGCGTCTGGAACTCAGGACGCAGCCTGAAGCTGGATACGTTCTGCAATTTTACTGTTGCAGGAGTTTTTGGCGTGCCGAACGCAGTTTGCCAAGCGGATTGTAAAACATTATGTGCATCAAGCATCTTTTACCTCTAACTTTTCTTTCTCATGAACATAAAGACCAGCTTTTATAGCCGCCTCTTGAATTTCTTTAGGGAGCTTCGCCCATTCCTCAGCGCTCATATCCCGCGCCGGAACGCCTGCGAAGTAGCCACCGCCCTTGTAGATATATCTATCTTTATCCACTCACTACCTCCTTGATATTCAACTGGCAAAGCACGCCAGCGTAAAACCGCCCGCTTCCACGCGGCCATTCATACTCGCCCGGTGTCACTGATGCAGACTCCAAAGCGGTATTAGCATAAGGGCATCTAAATCCCCTCAGCATATCCACATATTTTCCAGCATAATCAACAATCTCTGGGGCAAACTCTCTCAGTCCAATCCCCTGTTCGCTTGCTTGCCAGAGCATAAGGTCGGTAATCTGCCAATTGACAGTCAACCCCGTGCCGATCGCGATAAAGCTCAAATCCCGCCCTTCGCCCGGAGTTCCACCCACCGGAAGTAAAAGCCTGCACGGCAATTGCGAGGTTGTGATGTTCTCTGGCAGCTCATTTAGCCCATACACAATCGGCGTTTTACCAGAAGAGGTTGTAACAGATTTAGCTTTAAGCGCAGTATAAACGTTTGTTATTACACTCATGCCGCCGCCCTTCGCTTGTACCGGTCAAGCAATTTCTGCACATCCGCAGGCAATCCGCTTGGCATGATAGTTACACCATCGCCCGTCACCATCGGTCGGTCAATATCAGCGCTGGTGTCCTTTTGCCGGTATAGAAAAGCTGCAAGCCTTATGCAAGCGTGTGTGATGTCAGCGGGAGCGGTTGCGCTAAATCCCCACGTGCCAGCAACGCTAATCTCGCTGTCGGCATCGGTAAAGTTCCACGATTGTTCTTCATCTAACCTAATCATCCATTTCGGATTATCATTGCGCGGAAAAAGCCGATAGCTTCCAGAGGCAATCTCCATACCATCACCATTTGTCAGCTTGGTCACAGAGAGCAGGTCGTAACCCCACAAATACAAGTTCTGCCCGTCAATGTCGTCTATGGTGAAATACTTGGTTGCCGTTTCAGCCTCAAAATGCCTGCCGGTGTAAGCGTCAATTATACCTTCAGCTCGTGTGAGCAAGTCAGTAAGCAGAGGGT